GTTTGGCGTGGTGACATGGACGCGGCTGCCGCAGGCATGGCGGCGGCTTGGCAGGGCGGCCGCTCAGTGCTTTCCACTGTCCTCGACGGGATCGGCTCTGCTTTTCGATTTGCTTGGGAAAGCGGGATCAAGCCGATCACAGACAAGCTGGGCGTCACAGACCATATAACGGGTGCGTGGGCGCTGTTGTCACCATGGTTTCAAAACCATTGGGACGGCCTCAAGACCATTTTCTCCGGCTTTGGCGGTTTCGTCAGCGGGATATGGCGTGGGGATCTGGATGACGCTGCTGCTGGCTTGGGGGTGGCCTGGGACGGCGCAAAAACGGTTCTGGCAAACTCTTTCGAGGCTATGGGCGCTGTGTTTCGGTCCGTGTGGGTAAATGTCATCAAGCCCGTTACCGATAAGTTGGGTATGACAGACGGGATTGCTCAAGCCTGGCAATTGGCCGAAACGGCAGTTGGCCGGGTAGTTTCCGGCATCGGCGGCGCACTGCAGGCGGGCTATCAGAGCACAATCAAGCCCGTGATCGATGCGTTGTCATCCACCGATGGGATCGCATCCGCTTGGAACGAGATCCAGACCGCAATCGGTGCAGTGGTCGACTGGCTGGCCGAGAAATTCGACTGGCTGATGGGTAAGCTGCAACCGGTCCTCGATGGTCTGTCATGGCTGAGAGACAAAGGCTCTGGCGCAGTGGCTGGTGTGCAGGGCATCGGGTCCGGCTTGGTCGGCTGGTGGAATGGTGACGACGGGACTGACGCGCCTACGGCCAAGCCACCGGCCGCGCAAGCGACAGACAGTGGGCGAGCGGTCCCCAAAGGGATCTCGGGCTCTTACCTCGGCGGCACGATTGGGCGGGGTTTCCGTCAGGTCGGTGAGCAGGGACCGGAGACCATCTGGACGTCAAAGGGCGGCTATGTGGCCCATGCAAACGCGACAGAACGCCTTGCCCGGTTGTCTGACAAGGCTGGGCCTATGTTGGAGGTTCTGGGTGGTGGACTGCGTCGCGCAATGGCGCGCGCAGAGGGAGTCGCCGCACCGATTATGCAGCAGGTACAGGTCGCCTCACAGCAGATGATGCCCGCGCCAGCCGCGGCCCCGGCGGCACCTGCTCCCGCGCCGGTGACGATCCACGCCATGATCAACGCGCAGCACCTCACGGCTGCCGAGATCGCCGACGAACTAGAGCAGCGGGCCCGCGATGCGCAGGCTGGGGCGCTCTATGACCAGGCGCATGACTTTGGGCAATACGGGGGCTGATCATGGCAAGGACAATGCTACAGCTGGGCGGCTACCAGTTCAGCATCAACACCGCAGCATATCAAAGCCTGCAGCGTTCGACAGAATACCGATGGGCCGCGCAGGAGCGTGTCGGGGCCGCTGATGCGCTGCAGTTCACCGGGTTCGGATCTGACACCATCACCCTGCAGGGTGTGATCCATCCCCATTTCAAGGGCGGCTTGGGGCAGGTGGACAAGATGAGGCGGACGGCGTCGCTGGGTTTTCCCTTGCCGCTGGTCGCTGGAACCGGCCGGGTGTTGGGCATTTGGGTGATTGAAGGCGTCAGCGAAGGCCAGAGGGTTTTTGCAGCTGGTGGCGCACCTTTGCGGCAGGACTTCACAATCAACATCAGGAGATACGATGGCGGCCTCCGCAGTCTTCTACCGTTCTAAGCAGGGCGAGACGATTGATGAAATCGTTTGGCGCCACTACGGCAACCGGATCGCCGGTGCTCTTGAAATCGTGCTCGAGGCCAACCGAGATCTCGCGACCCTTGGCCCGGTGCTTCCGATCAATACAGAGATCGAACTGCCCGCGATCGAGGCACCAAAAGAGGCGGAGGCCGTGCGGCTATGGGATTGATTGATTTCAAGCCGTTTTTTCGGGTCGAAGTGGACGGCAAGGATATCAGCAACGTCCTTGCGCCGCGCCTTGTCAGCCTATCCTTGACGGATGCCGCAGGGGTGCAGTCGGATCAGGTCCGGATCACGCTGAGCGACACCACGTTATTCGGGCGGCTCGCAGAGCCAAAGGCCGGGGCCGAGATCCGGGTCTGGCTAGGTTATGCATTCCAGCTGAAATATATGGGCCTGTTTGTCGCTGACAGCGTGACAGTTGGTGGTCCGCCAGATCAGATGACGATCACCGGCACTGCGTCGGTGAATGGTGAAACCTCAAGCGGCAAGACCGCGCTGACCGACCAGAAGAAACGCAGCTGGCCGAGCGGGACCACAATCAGCGCCCTGGTGCAGAAGATCGCGGGTGAGCACGGCCTCGAGCATGCGGTTTCCGAAAGCCTGGCAAAGGTGGCCCTGTCTCATATCGACCAGATTGACGAAAGCGATATCAATCTCCTGTCCCGGATCGCACGTGATCATGACGCAATCGCCAAGCCGGGCAATGGCCGACTGATCATGGCAAAGCGTGGTGAAAGCCTGACAGCATCCGGCGCACCCATGCCGGTGCTCAGCATCACGCCAAAGAAGATCAGCCGCTGGCGATATCAGAACTCGACCCGCGAGAAAGCGGGCTCTGTCGTTGCGGTCTATCAGGATCACGGGAAGGGCAAGCCGATCGAATGTACCGCCGGTGACAGCGAGCCGAAACAACGCCTCAAGCGCCGGTTTCCGAACAAGGACGCAGCAGAGCAAGCCGCGGCGTCGGAGTTGCAGCGGCTCAAGAGGGCAGGGCGCGGCCTATCTGTCACCATGCCGGGCGATCCCGATGCGATGGCCGAGGCAAAGCTATCGGCGGTTGGGTTCCGGTCCTACGTCGACGGAGAGTGGCTGATCACCAAGGCAGAGCACAGCCTCGATAGCGGAGGCTATCGAACTGCGATCACGGCTGAGCCGTTGAATTAGCGGGCCCCGCGCAAAGGGATCACCTTTGCCTCTGCACCTGTGACAAAGTCCGCCCACCTCTGCATGAGAATCCGGCGCTGATCCAGCAAATCGGAGCGTGCATAAGAGCGCTCGACCTTATTGCCGAGAATGTGGCCTAGGGCCGTTTCTGCCACGTCATAGCTGCTGGCCTCAGTGTCCTGGACCCATGTACGGAACGATGTGCGGAAACCGTGCGGCCTTCCCGCTTCGCCGAGTTGGTTCAGGACCTTTGCGACCGCCACGTCGGTAATGCAGCCGCTTCGATAGCTGGGGAACAGGTAGTCAGACCGCCGCGTTGCCTTGGCTTCTTCTACGACCTTCAAGGCCTCAGACGATAGCGGGACTCGGAAATCTTCGACACGTCCCTCGCGGCCCTTGATGCGATCTGCCGGAACCGTCCAGATGTCGCCGTCGATTTCATCGAAACGCGCGCCGCGCACGCCCATTCCCCGCACTGCTGTAAGGATCAGGAACCGCAGCGCCAGCCGCGAAGATCCCAGCCCCTCCAATTTGGGGTAAAGGTTGGGGATCTCCTGCCATGGCGTTGCCGTGATCGACTTTGTCTTGTGCCTGACCTCTCCAAGCATGTGCTTGGCGGCATCGACGGTGAACGGGTCAACGTCCAGGCCCATCAGCCGGGCCTGCTTAAAGATGATCCCGAGCCGCTGGATCGCCTTTTCGGCGGTGGGCGGCTTCGACCGCCAGACCTTCGACAAGGCCTTGTGAATGTCCTTCTGGTGGATCTCTGAAATGCGCCGGTCGCCGAGTTCCGGCAGAACATATAGCTGGATCGGTGAAAACCAGCGCCCGCGCTCGCCATCCCCTCGCAGCCCCGCTTTCCGCGCCTCAAAGACGGTTCGCGCAACCTCTTCTAACGTCGGGTCCTGTCGGTCGAGTTCTGCCATTTCTGCGGCAAGCAGGCGATCCCGCTCTGCAATCGGATCTTTGCCGCTGCCTAGCACTGCCTGCCATTTGTCCCGCTGCTGCCGCGCCTCTGACAGCGAAACGTCGGCCAGTGTTCCGAGCCCCATGTCGCGACGGCGGCCGGAAATCGAATAGCGATAGATCCACTTTCCGGCGGTTTCCGTCTTCTTCAAGGACAGCCCGCCGCCGTCCTGATAGGTGCCGGGACCGGCCTTTTTGATCTGCATGGCTGTAAGCTTGTTTCTCGCCCTGGACACTTTTCTTTCTCCCGTCCCAAATCAGGCAATCGGACTTTCGTCGAAAATCCACGCTTTAAATTCAGCTACCCTTTCTTTCCATGTCTCGTAGTCTCGCGTTGCCGCCTCTCGAAGGTGATCGGAGATATCTACCTCATCTTCTGTGCCGAAAAATTCCGTCACGGCTTCCAGCTTGCCAAGCGCTTCCCGCGCAAGGGCTCTCTGCATCGCAATCCGCTCTCTTTGGCTCATGTCTTTGGCTCCCGGT